CGCGCCGGCCTACCCGGACACCCACGACGGCGGGGAGGTTTCCGCGCCCTCGGGCGGGAGCACCGCGGAGCAGTTTGAGGCGTGGTTCAACGCAAACAGACAAGGAGGTTAAAGCCTTATGGCAGACATCAACAGAAGCACCAACTACGTACCCCTTCCCACGGACGTAAGCCAGGAGATCCTGCAGAAGACCCAGGAGGGCAGCGCCGTCATGCAGCTGGCCAGGGAGATCAAGCTGCCGGGGACCGGCGTGGAGATCCCTGTGATCCTGGGAGATCCCACGGCGGAGTGGGTGGCGGAGACCGGGGTGAAGCCCGTGTCCAATCCCTCCGTCAGCAAGAAGACCATGAAGGCCTACAAGCTGGCCGTCATCGAGACCTTCTCCGAGGAGTTCACCCGGGACGTCAAGAGCCTGTACGACGCTCTGATCCGGAGGCTGCCCGGGGCCCTGGCCAGACAGTTCGACGCCACGGCGCTGGGCGCTGTGGAAAAGCCCGGAGAGCACTTCGACAATTTCGCCGGCTGCACTGCCCAGAGCCTGATCGCCACCTCCGACGCCAGCACCTACGACGGCCTGGTGGCGGCGGACACCGACATCTCCACCCACGGCGGTCTGCTCAGCGGCTTTGCCCTGGGCCCACAGGGCCGTGGCATCCTGCTTGGGTCTGTGGACAGCACGGGCCGGCCCCTGTTCGTCAACTCCGTGGCCGAGGGCGCGATTCCTCTGATCCTGGGAGTTCCTGTCCACATGAACCGGGGCATCTACAAGGCCGGTACCGCCGGCACCTCCGGCACCCCGGCCATTGTGGGCATCGCCGGCGACTGGACCCAGGCCATGTACGGCACCGTGGAGGGCGTTAAGTTCAAGTTCACGGATACGGCCACCGTGACCGCGGGCTCCGGCACCTCCGCCGTCAACATCAACCTGTGGCAGCAGAACATGGTGGCGGTCATGGCGGAGATCGAGATCGGCTTCCGGGCGGTCACCGACTGCTTCAACCTGCTCACCGGCGCGGTGCCCGCGGCGTGATGAGATGGTAAAGTTCATCCATCAGACGACCGGCGGGATTATGTGGGTCCATGAATCCCGCGTGGAGGAGTACAAGGCGGCGGGCCACCGGCCCGGCGCTGAGATCGAAACCGCGGACGTCAAAGAGGATATGACCCACTCCGAGGCGGAGACCGCCCCCGAGGAGACTGCCCCCGAGGAGGAGACCGCCCCCGAGGAGGAGACCGTCCCCGAGGAGGAGCCTGCACCGGAGGAGCCTGCACCGGAGGAGGCCAAGCCCGCGGGCAGGAGGAAGCGCAAGAAGGGGGAATAATCCCATGGCCTATGCGACGGTAGAGGATGTGAAGGCCAGAACCACGGCCACATACACCCAGGAGGAGGAGAACGTGATCGCTGCGCTCCTGGAGGACGCGGCGGTCATGATCGACGGCTGCAACGTGGGCGCCTCTGCGGACGCCAAGAAGATCGTCTCCTGCCGGATGGTGATCCGGGCCTTTGGCAAGGACAACGGCGCCATTCCCGTGGGGGCGACCCAGGGGGCCATGACGGCCGGACCCTACACCCAGAGCTGGACCGTGTCCGGCGGCGGCACCGTGGGGGAGATGTACCTGGGAAAGGCGGACCGGCAGCTCCTGGGGGCCGGAGACCGGATCGGGGCGTACAGCCCCCTGGAGGGGATGGTGCCCCATGTTTGAGGGGATCCCTGTCGTTCTGACGGTGAAGACCCAGACGGGCACGGACGCCTTCAACGCTCCCATCTGGTCGGAAACGACGGGGACGGTGGACAATGTCCTGATATGTCCCGCCTCCGGCCAGGAGCTGATCGACAGTCTGAGCCTTTACGGGAAGCGGGCGGTCTATACGCTCGGTATTCCCAAGGGAGATACGCACGTCTGGGAGGACACCACGGTTTCCTTCTTCGGCCACACCTTCCGGACCTTCGGCCCGGTGACGGAGTACCAGGAGGCTCTTGTCCCCGGTCCCTGGAACAAGAGAGTGCAGGTGGAGCGCATTGAGTAGCGGGGAATTTGAGCTGGACCGGGCCGGGGTGCGGGAGCTCCTGCTCTCGGCAGAGGTCAAGGAGGCCTGCCGGGAGCGGGCCCAGGACGTGCTGAACCGGGTCGGGGATGGCTACGAAATGGACACCTACACCGGGCAAAACCGGGTCAACGCCATGGTCTGGGCGGAGAGCAGCGAGGCCAGGCGGGACAACCTGGAGAACAATACCTTGCTGAAGGCGGTGGGAAGCGGATGATCGAAACCTTACTGCGCGATTACCTGGGGGCGGCTCTGGCCGTCCCCGTTTTCATGGAGATCCCGGCGAACCCGCCGGAATCCTATGTGGTTCTGGATAAGACCGGCAGCGGGGCGGAGGATCACATCTTTTCCGCCACCGTTGCCGCCCAGTCCTACGGCCGCACTCTCTATGAGGCGGCGACGCTCAACGAAGAGGTCAAGGGGCTGATGCTTTACGGTGCCTTGCCTCAGGAGATCTCCAGCGTGAAGCTCAACAGCGATTACAACTATACGGATCCGAAATCTAAACGCTACCGCTATCAGGCGGTATACAACATTACCCATTACTAGGAGGGATTGATTTGGCACAGACAGTGCTCAACGTGTCCGCCGGCAAGCCTCGGATCGGGGGCGCGATCTTTCGGGCGCCTCTGGGGACCACGCTCCCCACGAACGCCACCTCGACGCTCAACAGCTCGTTCATCTCCCAGGGCTACTGCTCCGAGGATGGACTGACCAACTCCAACAGCCCCGAGAGCCAGGAGGTCAAGGCATGGGGCGGCGACACGGTCATGAACGTCCAGACTGGCAAGAAGGACCAGTATAAGACCACCTTCCTTGAGTCTTTGAACCCGGAGGTGCTGAAGACGATCTTCGGGCCAAACAACGTCAGCGGCACTCTGGAAACAGGCATTTCCGTAGAGGCCAACGCGGACGAAGCAGAGGAATACGTCTGGGTCTTCGACATGAACATGCGGGGCGGCGCTCTGAAGCGCATTGTACTCCCGGACGCGAAGATCATCGAGGTGGGAGACGTGAATTACAGGGATGATAAGGCTGCGGGCTACCCTGTGACGCTGTCCGCTCTGCCGGACGCCAGCGGCAACACCCACTATGAGTATATCATCCGGCAGACGACTGCGGTCAGCCTGGATAAGTCCACCGCCTCCGTGGCAGTGGGCTCCACCACCAGCCTGACCGCTACCACCACGCCCAGCGGCGGTACCGTGACCTGGGCCACCTCTGACGCCACCGTGGCCACCGTATCCGGGGGCACCGTCACCGGCGTGGCGACGGGTACCGCCACCATCACCGCCAGCTATCAGGGCAAAACCGCTACCTGTACGGTTACCGTGACAGCGGCGTAACGCAAAGGGAGGATCAGAATGCAGGTTACCACAAACAGCGGCTTCACCTGTGAGGTTCGGCCGGAGAAGCTGAAGGACTATCGGTTTCTTCGGCATATCCGGGAGATGAAGGATACGGATCCCACCCAGAACATTGTCGGCATGGTGGACATGGCGGAGATGATTCTGGGGGCCCAGGGCGTGGAGCGGCTCCTGGAGCACGTCCAGAACGAGAACGGAGACGCGCCGGCCGAGGACGTGGCCCGGGAGGTTGGAGAGATCATTCAACTGACCGCGGCCCGGAGTGTGACGGTAAAAAACTGCTGATCCTCGCAGAGATGATGGAGCTGGACGAAGGGGCGCTGCGTTGCGACTTCGCGGAAACCTATCACATTTACGACTTGGAGGCCGTGCCCCCGGATGTAGCCGCCACTTTGGCGGTGGGGCTTCGGGACAGCAGCCGGATCAAGATGAAGTTGGAAAACCTCCGGGTCACACCGGAGGTTTTCCTTTTAGCCAGATGCTATGATCTGCTGAATCTCCTGTGGTGGGCCAAAACCGAGGACGGTCAAAAGGGCAGAAACCGTCCCCAGTCCCTGGCGCAAGCGCTCTGCGAGGATACAAGACAATCGGACGTGTTGGCCTACGACAGCGGAGAAGCCTTTGAGCAGGCCAGGGCGGAAATCTTACGAAACATTAGGGGGGAATAATATGCCGGAAGGTACAACCCTCGGAAAATACTATATCCAGATCGTGCCTACCACCCAGGGCATCACCAACAACATTGCCCAGGAGATGAGCGGATACGGGGAGCAGGGCGGCAAAAGCTTCGGCAGCTCCTTTTCCTCCGCGCTGGGTTCTGCGGCGAAGGTGGGAGCGGCCTCCATTGCGGCGGTGGGCACAGCCACCATAGCTGCAGGCGGTTATATGCTGTCGGCAGCCGGAAGCGCGGCTGCTTACGGAGACGCCATAGATAAAAACTCGCAGAAGCTGGGCATTTCCGCCGAAGCCTACCAAGAGTGGGAAGCGGTCATGCAGCACAGCGGCACGTCCATGGAGTCCATGAGCGCCACATTCAAAACCCTGTCCAACGCAGCCCAGGATGCCAGTGACGATCAGGTTGCCGCCTTCCAGCGGCTGGGTCTCAGTATGGAGGACGTGGCCAGCATGACCACCGAGGACCTGTTCGCGGCGGTGATCTCAGGGCTCCAGGGGATGGAGGAGGGCACGGAGCGGACAGCTCTGGCCACGGATCTGCTGGGCCGGGGTGCTATGGAAATGGGCGCATTGCTCAATACCTCGTCGGAGGACACCCAGGCCATGCGAGACCGGGTCCGGGAACTGGGCGGCGTCATGTCAAACGACGCGGTGAAAGCGGCCGCTGCCTATCAGGACAGCCTGCAGGACATGCAGACGGCCTTTTCCTCCCTGAGCAGGAATCTGGTTACGGAGTTCCTTCCGGGGATCACAAGCGTAATGGACGGGCTGACAGATCTATTCGCCGGGGACAGCGAAGGCGGCCTGGCGCAGATCTCCGAAGGGATCGACAGCATTATCACCGGGATCACGGAGAAACTGCCGGAGTTCCTTGATGTTGGCATTGAGATCATAGATTCCATCTTGGACGCGATTATCGAGAACCTTCCCAAGCTGCTGGACGCCGGCTCTGACGCCGTCATGACCATCGTGGACGGGCTGCTGGACAATCTGCCGGAAATCGTGCAGACGGGCCTGGAGGTAATCGTGTCCCTGGCCCAGGGGATCGCGGACAACCTGCCGGAGCTGATTCCCACCATTGTGGACGTGATCCTGGAGATCGTAAACATTCTGACGGACCCCGACAACTTGTCCAGCATGATCGACGCGGCGCTCCAGATCATCCTGGCCCTGGCCGAGGGCCTGATCCGGGCGATCCCGCAGCTGATCCAGGCGGTACCGCAGATCATTGCAAACCTGATCCAGGCCATTGTCACAAACGCCCCGAAGCTGCTTTCCTCCGGCATGGAACTGGTCAAGACCCTAGCAAACGGGATTTTGAACAGCGCAAGGATGCTGATGTCGGCAGGCCCTCAGCTGATATCTCAGGTGATCCAGGGAATTCGGCAGCGGTTTCAGAACCTCACCACCATAGGCCAGAATATCGTGATCAGAGTGAAAAACGGCTTTGTCCAGAAAATCCGGGACGCCTGGCAATGGGGAAAGGATCTGATCCAGAACTTTATCAACGGTCTGAAATCCGTTCCCATTGTGGGCGCGGTCTCCGGGATCGCCGGGACCGTGAAAAAGTATCTGGGCTTCTCGGAGCCGGAGCTGGGGCCACTCTCCAACTTCCACACCTTCGCACCGGACATGATGCAGCTATGGGCGAAGGGCATTTATGACAATGTGGGCCTGGTAGAGGACGCCATGCGCTATACCACCGGCTCTGTATCGGCCAATATGGCCGCTGTGGGAGCCGGTCAGACAGCCAATACAGCACAGGTATCCCATGATCGGACTTACAGCGACAGTCGGCAGAGGTCCATCGAAGACGCATTGGCGCGGATCGAGAGAGCAATCTCAAATGCCGGCGGCAAGGGAAATGAGGTTGTATTTAACGTCAACGGCAGGGAATTCTGCCGGGCCATATGGAACGACAGCCAGGCAGTGGCACGGGAGAAAGGCATGTCGCTGATCATCGGGCATGTATAGGGGGCGAGCGAATGCAGATTATGATCGACGGAACGGACATCATGCGGTTTGTCGAATTCGGAGGGCTGAAATGGTCCAGAACGGATAAGGCCGGGACGAACGAGGGCTCCAATCTCAATGGCGACATGATCCGGGATCGGGTGGCGACAAAGATCCAGCTTGATGTGTCTTGTATGCCAATGACCACAGAGGATCATGAGCTGCTGGCGAATCTAATCCTCCCGAAGTATGTATCTGTTGTTTATGATGATCCAATGTACGGGCGCAGATCGGGGTTTTTTTATGTCGAGAGCACTGGGTCTGAGTTTTTCCTCCGCAAGTCTGACGGGACCGAGCTGTGGAAAGGCGTCGCGTTCCAGCTCAAAGAGAAGTAGGTGCGGCGTATGGTGATCGAAAACAAAATCCTGGTAGGATCATTGGAAGAGCCGCTTTTTACATTCACCAACAACTCCATCATCTCCTGCTCCAACGTCCAGAACGTGGCCCTTGTCGGCCAGGAGCTGTCTATGGACACCTTTTCCCCGATGGTCATGGATGATGAGGCAGCGTTCCAGGACGTATATCATTTCCGGTCCTCCGACGGGCAGGAGATCCGGCTGGGCGACGGCGGGATCTACGCAATCGACGTGGAGGAATCCACCAGCTACAGC